TCTCTAACATCAGTCGAAACAAATTCAGACTGCATACTAGATTGTGCTTGTGGTTGTTCACCAAGATAATACTCAGTTGATTCTGCTCTTTCAGCTCCGACTTGATGAATGAAATCTTTTGCATCATCCATCTCTGATTTGATAACACTGGTAAGGTGTTCCATATCAGTTTCTTCTTCAACTTCGACCTCTACTTCAGAAGATTCCATCTCTTCTTGTTCAAGCATATCTTCCATTTTGTCTTCGTAATCTTTTGCCATGTAAAACTATCCCACTCGAATGATTCGAGATTTTAAAGGTTTTTTGAAATTATAACCGAAAACACTCTCGCTTCCACTAAAACTTGCGGCAGAACTTGCCATGGTCAATGCAAGTGCATCTGCTTTGTCTGGGGATTTGATGCCTCTTTTCTTCATTTCTTCTTTTGACTCTATCTTTATTTTTCCTGTCGAGGTATATTTATAGAGAGGCGCAGCCAATTCCGAGACAAGCTCATCATCAATAGGAAGTCGGCAATCACGCTGCGCCAACCATTCTTTTATTGCAAACCATAACTCAGCGCGTAAGTTCAAATAATTTTTTCTACTGCTTGGGGACTCAGATACATTAATTCCACGCACAGGTAAATTCTGTTCTCTTAGTCTGTCCACCACGCCCGCGCCAAGTCCAATCACATCCACTAATATTTCTTGTGGGCGTTCCATCACAGTTGCATCATCGTAGCGATTTTTAATCACACCACAAAGTTGCATTAAATCCATAGAAGCAAATGATTTAATTTCTAAAACTGTATTACCCTGGCGCACACACAAGGCAGAATTATCGCCACCGAATCTAGCAACATCTAAACCCCAGACTATGGGTTCGCTGGCGGTGAGGGCGACATCACGATCTACTGCTGCGCGTATAAGTTCCATAGAGATAACAGTATCATCGTCAGCTTTTGGAAACTCACCCATGACTTCTACGCGGGAGACTGTCGAATCCTCGCCATATTGTTCAATCATGGTTTGAAATAGCTTTTGGTCAGTGCCTTCGACTGTGCGTGAGTCTACTTGGAGTGATTGCCAAAAACTGCGTTTGCTGTGAAAAGAGTCATAAAACGGCCCAGTATTTCTGCGCGGGTTGGAGAAAGTAAACCAATAACGATCTTTGGTAGGCTCAGAGAAGAAACCTTCAGAAACCGAGTAGATGGGCGCGGGAATACCTGATGCTTCATCCATGATTAAACAAACTCCGTAGGAGCTGTGAATACCAGCGAAAGCATCCGGGTTTTCTTCTGACCATAACTGCGCTTGGGCGTAATAATACCCGGTATCGATTTTTAGATCTCGCTCTAGTGCTTCTTGAAACCACCCAGCAGGTTTAATCGTGGTAGCAGTTTTCATAAACCAATGAGAATTGATGGCGAGGGTGAGCCATTTACCTAATTCAGCCCAAGTTCTACTTCTAAGCTGCTGTTCGGTGTTGGCGGTCACAATAATGGTTGCGCCAAGCCTTGTAGAAAGCATCCAAATGATTAACCAAGCTACTAATGCTGATTTACCAATACCACGACCAGATGCTACAGCTAATCTGAACATCTCTGGTAACTCTATGCTGTTGTTTCTTTGTATATGCGTTGTAATATCTCGCAAAATTTTTTCTTGCCACTTGCGAGGCCCATCAAAATGTTCGAGGGGGGTGTCTTTTTGTCCCCATGGGAAAGCAAACTTAACAAAGTTATATGGATCATCTTTGATGTTCATTGACCATAGTTCGGTCATTAATTGCTTTTCTTGTTTAGGGTCGTATTTCATAAAAAAAAATTAAAAAATTTTAGTGCAAGTGTTCTAAATTTTTAGCCCCCGCCGAAAAAGTGACCGGGGGGGTTGCAAAATCGGAGAGTAGATCTTGCCGAGCTGCCCGGTCGTGACATGGATACAGTAAGGGAGATGAGAGAGTTCCCACGCCTAGCTCGTATTTTTCGTTGGCAACAAGTCCTCTGAAAGGACACGCTGTGAATCTAGCTGATCTTCTACGACTTTGCCCTCGATCACACGACTCTTTGCAGAATCCAGGACTTCAGCAAGATTTAGGTTATGTTGAACCTCAGCTCTGTCCATCCACGAACCACTATCACGATTCTTGAGGAAAAATATCTGGGCCGTAGTATTTCCATCGAGAGCTGAAGTGTAAAGTGCGTTGGTCACCGCAGCAATTGCTTTTGCTCTTCCGTTCTTTAATGCGACTTCAAATTCCCCCTTTTCTCGTTTTCTTCGATCAATCGTGGATGTTGATGTATTCAAAAGCTGTGCTATTTGTTTTTCAGATAAACCATTACCAGCCCATCTCTCGATGTTTTCAAAGTCTTCTTCAGTAAATTTTATTCTTTTGCGACCAGCTTTGCCTTTTAAATAACTGTAATCTTTCTCTGCCATACGAAAATTCTACTTTATATAGCATCAATCCCCTATAGATTTTGACATAATTAATTAGGTAATAGTGTAGAAAAGAGTTGCATTGTGCGTTCTATTTGATATAATTATTGTGTAGCCAGGGAAAGCTACCATTTAAATAGGAGAGATAAATGATAAAAGCAACAAGAATACAAGCAGGTGAGTACCTTTACAGAGGCTACCACATTGTCAGAGCATCTGACCATTATGACAGCACTTATGTTCATTGGAATATTAGTCAATGGGAAGAGAATAGTTTGACAGGTGGAGAATGGTATACATTTGATGCAACAAATACATTAGCTGATGCTAAATGGATTGTTGATAGAGCTATAGCAATGAAGGAGGTGGCGTAATGAAAGACTTTGCACACAAACTGCATAAACCACAACAACCAAAACCATGGACTGATGTAGCTCGTGAGATGACTGAGAATATAATCTTCGTCATAGCGACTGTGTTGGCTCTGGTAATCATTATTAAGGGAGTAATGTAATGGAAGATATAAAAACTTATTTAGACGAAGGTGAACACAATAGTAGTTGGTCAAATGATTGGAAAGACCCGGACAACTTTTGGGGAAACAATGGTCAAGTTCATGTTTACTACAATCGTAATTGCAGCTTTAAACTCAAGCGAGAAATTTGGCATGGTTATAAAACCAAGATCATTAAACCAAATGACATCGAGATACTTACCAACGACACGCCATTTACCAAAGCTGAATTAAAGACAGCTCTGATAGAGAAATGGTTTGCATGGGAGAATGAGAACACAAGACAAGCCAACAACAAGGGTGCGCGAGAGCGTAGAGCGAGAAAAAAGGAGGTAGCGTAATGTCAGTCACTAGATACAACTTTAGAAAACCAAAGATCAATCGCCAAGAACATGAGGCGATCAATAAGATCTTAACGCATCCACACTTCAATGCCTTGATTAATCCTAAGGCCCTTGAGGTTCTAACCGAGCTTGGAATTAGTGATAAGCAGTTTCAGGACATTATTAATAAAAACAAATCAATTTTAAAAAACTATAAAACTAAGGAGATGAAATGAGCAACGATATAATTACAAAAACAATTGAAGAGGTAGTATCAGACTTGGCAGATTTAAGCTATGTGGTGTTAGATCTTAAAGAAGATATAGCCAATGGAACAACACCCAAAGAGGAAAGTTTAGAGAAAATAAACTTTTTATATGAGGGTTTAATTTTTAACCAAGATCGATTATTAATCTTTAATGATAGGGATGAAAGTGAGGGCCACACAATACAATGAAGATAAGAAAAACTTTAAGGAAGATAAGAAAAACTTTGAGAAAGATAAAAAAAACTTTTAGAAAGTGGATTGATAAAATAATAAACCATAAATATTACGATTATCAACAGATAAAGCCAGGAGTAAGTGTCATCTATGATGCGCGACCAGAGAAAAGAAGACCTAAAAACCCTTGCACACTTAATCCAGCAAAAAGAAATGGAATTATTTTAAGAAAAGTAAAAATTGGTTGGTTGGCAGCTAATCGATCCAAACAAAAATTTATTGTTGATGAGAGGAATTTTTTATTATGGAAAGAGTTTAAAGCATCAGAATTTTATGAGGTGAAAAAATGACACAGCATACTGACAAAGTAGAAAAGCAAAGAGAGTTATTAAAGGTTGAGGCTTTGGATAAAGAAATTAAAGCCATCGACATTCGCCCCGGGAGGATACAAACTTGGTATCAATCTGGGCGAGTGGTGACAGATTATCCAAGAGATAAGCGTAAAAAGAAAACCACTGAATACCGAGGTTTAAATGATTGAAATAATCGGCTACATTTTTGGTATCGGCTTTTTGATTTGGTTAGCTGTAGTGCTAACATTATGGTTAATCATTAAACATTGGGAGAATAGATAATGACCTACGAAATAGCAGAATATAAATACATAGGACACATGAGAAGTGTCTATGGACTCAAGGGCGAATTAGAATACCCAAGCAGAAAACATTCCAAAGAGGACAGCGAGGGCAATTGGATTTTAATATCCTACAACGGACACAAGATGGGTAAAGTCTTAACCAACGGAAAAGTTATCGCATAGAACACGGGCCATTAAATAGGTTGCTACTCTCCTTCCCCCAAATAGTGACCTAGGCCCACCAATAGGAAATGTTTACGCCCACGCGCCTGACTTTTTTTCAGGCGTTTTTTCTCATCCTCTAATACGATCCACACCAAGTTCTTATCGCTCAACTCCTGCAACGCCCGCCCACAGGTTTTTCTATTCAGTCCTACCATCTGCGTATAGTAGTTCAGAGCATCGTGTGAAGAGAACGACTCATATCGCCATCTTTCCGCTAGTGACCAGCCAAAAAGCTTGGCACTCGCGCTCAGATCAGTTCGACTAGCTACCTCCCAGCGATACCACTTCCAGACAATATTACGCACCTTATTAAAGTCTTTACTCGCCCGCGCGAGTGAGAGTGGAACTAGCCCACTCTCGCGCCCATTATCAACTTCACCTGGCACTAGCCACCAGTATTTATCATGTTCGTTTTTTCTTCTCATTTACTCTCTCATTGTGGGGGGTGTAAATGCGTTTAGCATTTCACCACCCTATAAAATATTTTATTTTATGGATATTATGGTAAGTTTTACTATGGTTGTGTCCCATTTTTACTATAGTTTGGGACATATTTACTATAGTTGTGTCCCATTTTTACCATAGTTACTTTTGGTTGCCGAGCCATAATTGGTGAATAATATTCTCTATAGAACGCAGCTTTCTTTTCTCCTCAGAGTTTTGTTTGGGTTTATTGACCAATGGTTTGCCATGCTCTGCGAGTGCATCAATAATGAGTTGCACTTCTTGTTCACTTACTTGGATTTTTATTAGCATCCTTGCTCTCCTTTTTCTTTTTCTTATTAAATATTCTATCGAAGTTATCTCGATACTCTTGGGTATAAATTAAATCCCGGGGTTTATCTCCTTTACCACTCATTTTTTGCCTCCAGGTAATTGTTCTGCATCAAACCAGCCACATGGGTAATTAATCATTGTCCACCTCCATATTTTTTAATAAATGACAAATAGTATTTACATTCCAACCATTCCCTAAAAGTTTGTATTTTTGACTGTCGCTCACTGGCATTTTGTAATCGTCTGGTATTGTTTGTAATCGCATACATTCAAGTGGTGTTAATTTTCTGTAATAAACATCAGAGTTATCCACTGGATGCACATATCTCATGTAGTTATAACTCGTAGCTGTTAATGTGTTGCATTTGTATTTCATGTTTCTACCACGCCTTGTTTTTGATTTAATGTGTGTCATGTCAAAGCAATCACCATTTTGTATGGTTGTGTAGCCCTTCTTGGTAGCCTCTTTTATGTGTAGTAATTTTCTTTTAGGATCAATTAATATCTTTCCATTTTCTTTAACAATTAAATTTTTGGAGTCAATCATATTAAAACTCTCCAAAGTTAAATGTTTCTTTATAAGGCTCTAAAACAGCCTCCCTTCTAAACAAGGTTTTGGTTTTGGTATCAACCTCACTACTGTTTGATTTCACCACCGCGCCCTTGACTACTCTTAATCTGTCGTACTCGACATCATTATCTAAACATATGCGTTCAGCTTCTTCTTCTTCGCCTAACCACAGGGCCATGCATAATCTGTGACTATCGACCAAGGAACTAGCGCCCCTTATTTTTCCTCTAATTTGAACTGGATCATCGTCTGCTTGTAATGCAGCTTTACTCATATGATGAATACTTAAACAGGTGGTTTTAAACTTACTGGATATTGAGGCAGCCAACTGACCATACATCTGCCCGGCTTCGTTGTCGCTACTAATCTTTGCAGAGCCACAGACTGCTTGTATGGGGTCTATAACTACCAGTTCAAGGTTAGGTATGTTCTCTAACTCTGCTAACAACTCGTGAGCTTGTTCTGTTAGGCCCATACCAGCAGAGGTGTCGTTGATTAATGTTAAGGGTTTAGGTTGATCTGGTATTGTGTAAGCGTAGACATCATAAGGCGCATCAAAGCGTTTGTTATGTGGGTCTAACGCATTGATTCGTCTGTGCATCTCAACCAAGTCATCCTCGGCACTAATAATAACAACATTCCCACCTTTAGTAATTGGATGGTCAAACCAGTTGCCTTGTCCTTGGCTAATTTTAATTGCAAGATCTAACGCCATCATGGATTTACCCACACCACCAATAGATGCTAGGAGTGCTGGTTTAGATTTCTCTAATAGATTATCAACCAACCATTCTTTCGGTGGTGGCTCTTTTACCAAGCTACGAATAGAGTGTTGAGTGATCCCCAAACCTTGATTCAATATTTCATATTTAACCCGGTCCAACCCATGTTCTTGGGCCATATCGTTGTAGTCTCCTCTCGCACTCGGTATGCGTACAAAACTGTTAGGAATAGCAGATGCTACCTCTTTAGCTTTCCTCTCGCCCACGCCACTCTCATCGTTGTCTAGGGCTATGTATAAACGAGCCTGAGATATCTTCCTAATATTACTCACAGCCTCTAGCGTAAAGTTCGCTGAAAATACGCAAACTGTCGCTATCTTCGTAGACTCAAAAACTGTTGCAGCAGTGGCATAACCTTCGACCAAAACCAACTGTTCTTGTGTGGCGAGTTGACTTATCTCACAACCGATTAAAAAAATATTGCCTTTAATTTCACTGGCACTAACAAATCTTTTCTCACCTTTTTTATCGATATACTGTAAACTACGCAACTCTCCAGTCGTAGGAGATAACACTGGAACAATTAAACTTTCATTTAACTGTTTCAATCCATAGCTTTTAACATTTTTACTTTTTAGATACTCATGCGAAATGACAGGTTGACAGCTCTTGTACCTTTCTTGAACTTCTTTAGCTACTTCATCGTGCCTAATTTTCTTCGCTACCTCGGCCCGCTTAACAGCTTCTTCCATTTGTTTTTGTAAAGCCTGTCGGTCTACAGGTGCTAATTCATTGGTATTGATACTAGACCACTTGTGTTGTTCCCCGGTACGCCAATTGCCATAGGCTGCAAAATAATTACCAGATAGCTCGTTGCACACATACCAGCCAGACTTTTGATTGCCTATATCTGGTTTAACATTTGGTGCTGCCCTAACAGGTACTCTAACGACTGCGCCTGTAAGATCTAAGTGGTTGACAACCAAACCTTGGTTGTTCATCTCTCGCATTAAATCATCTGTACTGTTGCCTTGAATGGCAAAAGTAAAATTCTTATCTATGACTAACCCTTTCTCTCCATAATATTTAGTCAGATCCATCTCTTAGTGTTCTCTCTAATTGTCCTGTCTCGGCTTGTTCGTTGGCCCAATTCAGGTATTCCCTTATTGCTTTACCAAAAAGCAACTCTCTCTTTTCTCTATCCCATTCGTGCATAACATAAGAACCTGTGTCCTTAGCTATCGTGAGATAGGTGTCTTTAGTTTGTTTGATCGCATAGTCTAAACCCTCATTGCTCATCTGTGCAACATTCTTGAGTCTCTCGCCCTCGCGCACTTTCTTTAAATGAGCCATGCTACACGCACCAAACCATGTTTCATCCTTACCATAAACAAAACCCTTCGCTGGTGCTTTACAGTAAGCACACAACGAGGGTCTTGATACTAATGGATTAAAAAGGGATCTTGTCACCAAGATCGTCTTCTTTATTTTCCTCTACAGGTTTAGCCGCAGGTGTAGGTGCTTTAGCCTCTTCGACAGGTTGCCAATTCTTTCCATAGTTTTGGTCTATCTTGAGATAACGCTCATTTTCAGGGTCTCTAATGAGTTGTCCTGAAACTGATTTACCTACTAACTCATCAGTATTTCTCATGGATGTAACGCCCATCGCTTTTAATAAGAGCTTGAGTGATATATCACCAATCTCTACAGCTTTGGGGTTATCTGATTGCAAAGTAAATGTTGTATTCATTACGATGGTAGAACCATCAATTTCAAAAAACATTTTTAAAGCAACCCAATTGTTTTTGCCTGTGATGATTTCATCACCAGCAAAATGCATGGTATATCTACCGGGTTCTAAGCCTTTACCAGTAGATTCCGTTTCATTGGCATCAAAAGCGTTGCCATTGTTATATTGCGTTAAGTCCGTCATATTATTTCCCTTTTATTAAAATTAACCTGGATCATAAGAATTGTAGTCAGACAGGTGTCCAACTAAATCCTCACAGTCCGCCTCAATTGAGATAAACCAATGTAGTCCATCAAGAGGTAAAGAATTATCATCTGGATTAATTTTATCAATGTAAGCATTGAGCTTCTCTCTGATCTCTCCAAGTAACATTTTCCCTTCCTCAACTTCTCCCAATATACTCACTTTATCATCGCCTCACGAATAGTGGGCCAATCAAAATCCATTTCAGCAGGAAGACCATATCTATTTTTGGCGTGATGCCCAGGTCCTTCTTGTGTGTAAATTTTTCTATCGCCTTGCAATACCTGTGTAGACATACCACCTTTGGCATTTTTCTTTTGCACGACACCAGTCTTATAGTTGGCAAAGAAAACACAGTCAGCGTGTTCAACCACCAAGTCGGCTGCTTTTCTATAGAGCTTAATACCATTTTTATCGATAGGATCGTTGGATGGGTCTTCGTAACGCTTAACTTCATTGTGTGCAATTTGCATAATCGTCATGCCTTTTTCATTGCGAAGTCTAGTAAGAATATCTAAGTAGTTTTTCCAAACTACAAGTGCAGCTCCGAATCCTTTTCCAAAACTGGGACTACTAATATCCGACCATCCATTCTCCTTACACACATGGTCATTAATTAATCTTTCCAACCAATCCAAGCTGTCTACAACTACAGTTTTATAATCATGGTCTTCTTCAAGTAATGCCAAAAGGTACTCCTCAAATCCTACATAAGTTTTTTGCACTTTAGTATGATTACATTCAATCTTACCGATTCCATCCTCACACTGAACGATGATTGGATTGTTCATGGTAGATGCAAATGTAGTTTTACCAATACCACCTTTACCATACAAGCAAATAATCGGTGGTTTCATTTTTGCTTTGGATAATACTTTATCTAATACACTCATTTTTTTCCCTCACTGTTATGCACTAAATGATGCAGTGCGTTTATTTTCTCATCTATGATTCCATTAAAAAAATCATGGACAATCCTTTGCAACTTGAGTGTTGCTGACACTTTGTTATACAAGGGTTCTATCACAGGCGTGATATCGCTCTCATACAGCGTGTGTTCTTCTTCACCTATGCTGTAGGACAACACAGGTTCTTTCTTTTCTTTAGCCATATTTCTCTCCTAGCTTAGTTTTATATTCATCACATTCTGGTTTAGCTGCACAAAATCTACAGTGATCTCCAGCAACCCGTTTTGGATTTTCTTCCTCACAAGCATCCGTTGCTTGTTTCAAATCTGTGTCTGCCCAATGCATTAGATTTGGAGAAGAAATTTCATGTGTCTTAATTGGGTTTTTTAATCTTGGTTGGACAATCGTCATTTCAATGGTTATATCCGCATCTTGATTTCCATATCTTATAAAAGCACCAACAGCATAAATTTTTAACTGTTTATTTTTAACAGCCTCAACAGGCCACTTGCCAGATTTAAGATCTATAACGCAGATACGATCTTCAGCAATTAAAATACAGTCAGCAGTACCAAAGCATTTATCAGATATTTCATCCATAAAGACTTTTTCTTCAATAACCATGGTAGCGTTCAGCTCTTCTTTTCTTTTAAAGATGTATTCAACATAAGTCTCAGCACATCTAATCATGTCTTCTGTTACTTCTATTTGGAAATCTTCTATTTCAACAACTTTGCCAAGCCAATACTCTTCTAAAGTAATATCTTTAAGTCTGCCCTTTAATAACATCTCACACATCTCATGGATCAATGTCCCGGTAGCTGCTGCGATGTTAACTGTATATTCTGCTGAATAATTCAGGTACGCACTTGCCGGGCACTCAAACCATCGGTCAGATGATGAAGGACTAAATATCGCGTGAGGCACTGTACAAAACCCTTGAACCTTTTTCAAAGTTCTCTACATCTTCCATGTCATAGAGGATTTTTCCTTCTATCTTGTAATATGTTGGGCCGACTTGTTTGCCACGCCAGTTTTCCAATGTTCTGGAACTTCTACCCCAGCGTTTAGCTAACTCTTTAGTGTCAATAAATTTTCTTTCGGTATGCATTTTTCTCCCTGCTTTGATTTACCTGTAGACTAATATACGCTTATCCACTATCATAATCAAGTATTTATTAATTTGGAGATGAAATATGAGTATAGATAATGTAACCCCAAACCAATGGGACAATGCAAAGAAAGATATGGTGGATCACCCGCCTCATTACAACGAGGGTGGCTTGGAGTGTATAGACTACATCAAGCAGCAATTAGGCGATCAGTTTCCATCCTATTTAGAAGGCTCAATAATTAAGTATATACACAGGCATAAGTACAAGGATGCAAACATCCAAGACTTAGAAAAAGCCAGGTGGTACTTAAATAGGTTAATAGAACATTACGAAAATTTATAACGAGGTATGGATATGAATTTAGGAGACTTTGACGATCCAATCCTTCAAGAAAGGAATGGTAGAAAACCTGTCTATATGGATAGAGTTTTAGTGTCTGACTTTATTAAATTTTGTCGTACAGCAAATAAAGATCCACATAGCGTTGCTGAATACCTATTAAAACTAGGTATTCACACCGCTAATAAGGATGATGTTTGTATAGATATTAATAACTTATAATTATCTATTAGCTACGATGCTATGAATGTGTTGGCTCACAACATTAGCGTTGCCTATCGCTTTCTCTTTATGGATATGTGCATATCTTTGAGTGGTCGCTACATCTGAGTGGCCCAATAGATTACCAACCTCTGATAAATTAACTTTCTCTAATGACCATGAGGCATACGAATGTCTGATGTCATGTAGTCTTGCATCCTCGCACCCAACCTCTTTGCGTATGACATCCCATACATATCTGGGTGAATCTATGTCAAAGATTCTCTCTCCCACGCGCTCACACTTGTCTAATATCTTTTGCACCCCGGGAGTAATAAAGATAATACGATCCTCGCCTGAGTGATCGGTCTTATGATCTTTAATAACCAACGCATTGCCTTTGATATCAGACCACTTAGCGTTTCTAATCTCACCCACACGCGCCCCAGTATAAATAAGCATCCATAGAAAGTTGCAACCTTGCTTGTATCTTGCTTTATTGCCTAAACGATCAAGCTGCTCAGTAATGGCAATCAGCTCCTCGTTGGTCAAATAGCGTTTGCGTTTAATCTCACGATTTTTACCAATGTTTAATGCCGGGTTGTTTTCTAGGTAGCTAAAGGTAATAGCCAAGTTAAACATAGCCTTGAGGATAGAAAGACATTTATTGGAGGTATAAGGAGATCTATCAGACACATCGAAGTGTAGCTGTGCTATGTCACCTCTGATGATGCTGTTTATCTCTCTATCGCCAAGAGCTAATCGGATGTCGTTGTCATAAAACTGTTTAATGCGTTTAACAGTCTTAGCACCACGCCTGTTTAAATCTTTTGTGTATAAATCAAATAATTCGTTAAGTGTCATACTAGGTGTCATACTTCCACCTCTATGTGCATTTGGTCAACATACTCTTGACACTTTTCAAAGTTACCTTGTGCGTGTTCATTGATGGCTTTTCTAAGTAGGCCCAAATCAATGTTGCCATAGATTATTTCTGTCAACCAACCTGTAGAACCATGATAATCATACTCATCAAAAAAGTTATCTACAGCCTCAAATGTAATACCTTTAAACATTGTCTATTTCCATGTTTTGTAAAATGTGTGCAATAACTTCTATAGTCCAACCATTGCCAAGCATTTTATAACGCTGAGTGTTGCTGACATAATTGGTGTAATTATCAGGAACAGTTTGCAATCTCTCGCACTCTAAGGGTGTTAGCTTTCGCCAATAGACTTCATCTTTGGTTAAAACATTATCTTTTTGAACTGTAGTAATAGTATTGGTCTTTTCGTCTTTGCGTAATTCTAACTTTTGACTTATTGAACCATCCTCGTTATATCTGCCACGATAGGCCCCTGAGACAACTTTCGGTTCTGTATTACCACCACCACAAGTAGTAACAGTTGGAGACTTACCATCAGGCGAATAGACACGCTTTAATATATCGTGTCCATTGACATCAACTGCTGTGCCTATGTGTTGAGGTTTATCGCTTTTCATTACTTTGGGACTGTCTGATCTTGCTAGTAATGTAGGTGATTTGCCTTCTTTGGAATAAACCCTTCTTTGCCTTTCATTATCTTTTAATACATCTTTTGGTATGTCATGTATTTTTTGAGGTTTATCGCTAGTTTCTACCAACATATTGCCATTCCCTGCTGTACCACCACTTTGTGCAGAAATAGATATACCTTTTCCATCTTTAGAATAAATACGATTGCCTTGACCACCATCTTTAATAGTGCCAACTCGCTGAGGCACTAAAGTCATACCATTATTACCTGCACCCTTATACATAGTTGCAGTCATGCAAAGCGATTTATCATCAAGCTGCTTAAGGTGTCTAGCATTACGCTCTGTTTGTTTTACAGGTTTGTGCTTGTCACCCACATAACCATTGGCATAACCATGAGTACCTGCACATATTGTTCCAGATTTTTTATCTGAGTTATGTATGGTGTTAGCTTGGCTTTTATAGTTAGGGTTAAGTTGATTACCACCTTTGTAGTTCTTTTGCATATTGTCACCAACATAATGTTCTGAACCAACTTGGTCTTCTAATATGTCGCGCAACACTATGCCTCGCTCTTCAGGTTGCTCAATCCCGGGAATGTTAGTCCAATAGTAACGCTGTCTTGACTGTGCGCTAACCAAAGAGCTGTTAATAAAGATAGGTTCAACTCCCATGTACTCAGAAATAATATCTAAGTATTCTTTTTTCATTCTTACATTTTCTAATAAAAAATATTTCGGCTGTAAGTATGAGATAGCTTTGTGAAACTCAAAGAACAATGCAGACCTTGGATCATCAAATGCCAACTGTTTACCTGCAAAGCTAAATCCTTGACAAGGTGAACCACCCATAACCAAATCAATCTTCGGCAAGGTAGATAAATCTAACTTGGTAATATCACCGACTTGAATAATGTCAGGATAGTTAGCTTGGCTAACTTGGATGGCATACTTATCAATCTCACTTGCGTAATAGTTATCTACTTTGATTCCTAAACGATCCAAAGCAATCATTCCACAAGACATTCCGTCAAATAAACTTAATACATTCATAATATCTCCCTATAGTGTATTAGTGTAGTTTAAGGGGTTTTGTTTTTTATTGCAAATCTTTCAGTATGTCTTTGATGTTCTTGACAGCATCGTTGTTTTTCATGTGTTCATCAGCGATGGTTAGTTGGCCCTTATCTATAGGTTTAGAAAACACCACATTTCTGTGGGTTATAGAAACAAAAGCAAACACATCTATCTCATTATCTTTGTATTTTCTGTGTGCAACTCTTTGACCTTTACGCATATCAAAACGCCAATTCTCTCTGTGTTCTTCTATTTTAGATTGAGTTTTTACCTGGCACTTATACAGCTTTAGGTTGTGTTCAAAGATGATGTCTGCGGATGCGTTGTGTGGAACGATGGTTACTGTGTCAGAAACTTGAGAGAGGATTGCTGCTGTGAGATATTCACCAAAACGACCAACTCGTTCTGTTGCAAGGGGCATGGGTTAGTTCTTTTTATTGTCTCTTAAACTGTCCAATAATTGTTGTGTTGAAAGTGATCCAAATTGACCTGATGAATATGGAATAGATTGTTGTGCTCCACGACTAGCAATATCAATACCTTCTCTTAGTAAAATGTTGGTAGCTGGATTTTGTAAAGCTCCTAAATATGTAGCCATACCCATTCCAACAGGAGTCAATGTGCCTGTTCCTGCCCCAATTCCTGCGCCACCACTTAAAAGTCCATAACCTAAAATGCTTCTTGGAAAAGTCCCACTTTCTGGTAATGTTCTTCCTAAAACTTCTTGACCTAATTCAGCATATTCTTGTAATGGTGCTTCGCCTTTTTTAAACTGTACTTTAGATCTTGTTTTGTCAGCCTGTTTAATAGCTGCTCTAAGTTGAGCAGGTGTATATAACTCATCAGCAGATTTAATAACTGCTTCTCCTAAAGTTTGTACTTGTTGATAAGCAGTATCTACTTGTTTAAGTTTGCCAATATTTATAGTGTTGCCTTCAACAACATCTCTTATTTGTTTTAAAACTTCGGCTTCGTCTAATATATCTACATTATCTGATTTTGATTTTGCAGTAATATCTCTTTTTATTTTTTGTAATAATTTTTGAACATCATTACCTTTAAGGTTTGTTCTATTTTGATAAGGGTTGATATATCTATTAATTAATCCTGATCTTTGTTGTTTGCTTAAAGGAGAACTATTAATAATATTTAAAGAGTCTCCTCTTACATTTTTTATATTAGAAATTTTTAAATCTTTTACAATATCATCATATTTATTACCAAGTTGCTCTTGCACATTTTTGTACAATTTACTAACTGGTAATTTCTTATCTACTTTAATCCCTGGTACACCTTGAACTGCTTTTTCAAAACCTCTTACATTAAATGCTTCTTGACCTTTTCTTAAGGCTTTACTTACTCCTGAACCCGGAACACTTGATAATGCTTCTTCACTAATTCTTAAAGCACCCCCAACAAGACTGCTTTTATCGCCACCCATAGCTTGACCTGGCGTTAATGGCACTCCTTCCTTCAAAAGTTTTCTTGCCTCTGGAGTTACTTTTGGTAAAAATGCTTGACCAATAGATGATCCAGCTAAACCTAAAGTACCACTAACAGCTCCGCCAACACCTCTTTGCATAAGACCTTCTTGAGTTCTTATATCTCCTTCTCCAGTTCCTACACCATACAAACCTGATTGTATTGCTGCGGTAGTTTTGGGAGCTTTTTTAATTGCTTGTGCAAGTGCTGTTCTACCTAATCCAGCAACGCCAGTTAATAGACCACCAGCTAATTCAGACCCATAAGCTGCAACTGGTTGTTCTTCTTTAAATTGTTCAATTTCAGATCTAACCTCTTTAATGACTTCATCATATTCTTTGCCACTCAAAATAGACCTTACATATGCTTCAGCTTCATCGCCAAAACCTAAACCAAATCCTTGACCAAGTATTGCTCTAGCGTAATCTTTCACTCCGCCAGTTTTGCTTTTTTTGATTTTACTTATACCGGGTTTGTAACTCATTAGTTGTCTGTAATATCGTCTTTTCTAAATACTTCTAATTTACCATTGTAAATAATAATATCGCCATCTTTTAAAGAGCCTTTTTTATAAGCACTTTCTACATCTTGTTCTTCAGCAAAGTTTTGATAAATAGTTGGCAACTCACCTTTTTGTTCAAGTTCAAGTAAATAATCATCAAAACCAAAAACACTATTATTTTTTTGTATATATTTTTCTTTTAATGATTTTAGTTTTTTATCTCGTTCTGCGGTTTGCAACCAAGTACCCATAAGTATTAAGTTACCATCTGTGGTTTTACCAAAACTAGGGGCAGCTGCTTCAAATGTTACTATTTCAAAATCAGATGTTGATCCTGATCCCTTTTCTCTCATTCTTGGTACTAGAAATTTAAATGTAGAGTTAACAAATTCTTCCTCGCTTAAATTTTGAATGGGAAACCCAAAAGAATCAAATATTTGCTTGTATGGTAAAAAGAATTCTTGCAACTTACCAGTTTCAACATCACCACTCAATAAAAGCGTTTTTGCAGTTGATACTTTATCTACTAATGGTTGTTGTGATGCTATTAAAGCTGAATCATCTTCGAGTTGTTTTAAACTATAATCAACAACCTTTTGACTATTTCCCAGATTAATTGTTGTGCCACCTTTTGCAATTTCTAGGGCTTCTTTATAAGTTATCTTTGGATCTTTACTCATAATCCATTGAACATTCTGCATTAAACTAGTTCCTTTTTCAGGAGCTTTTAACTTTTCTCTTTCAGCAGCACGACCAACAATGTCACGACCTGCAAAAGCATCAGATAACCTTGCAGATAACTCACGCATACCAGCAGTTTTAGCCATTTCTTTTTGTTGGTTATAGATTTGCAGTTCTTGTGGAGACAATGATTGTAATTGATCTTGGCTTAGAATATCTGCACCACCAAGTCGAGAAACATAGTTTCCACCCATTGATTGTAATTTTCCTAAACTCATATTTTTTCCTATCCCCCCAAACCAAATAATCCAGAAAGGATATCACCCACGCCAGTTTTTGTTTTTGCTCTTGAACCAACCAACTGAGGCATACCAGACAGGCCAGAAAGTAAAGTACTAAGCTGTTCTTGACCATAACCAGAAGCTCGTAAGAATTCGTTGTAGGCTTGGTCTTGCGCTCTTTGTTGTAGTTGCTGTTGTTGTTGTCCAACGCCACCTAATAAACCTAAAGCTCGGTATTGATCTTCTAATTGACCACCAAGCAATCCAGCTTGTTGTTGTCTTGCCCGGAGTTCTAATTCTGGTTGCATCATAGCTGTACGACCTGCTATGTCTAATTCTGCCATACCAGTTTGTTGTGCTAAACGCGCTTGTTCTAATGCACGAGCTTGTGCTTGTTCTGCACCTAATAATCCAGCTTGTTGCTGTAATTGGGCTTGTTGTATTGCTCTTTGTGCTGCAATATCTTGACCTGCAAGACCTGCTTGTTGAGCTAAATCTGCTTGTCTTAAAGCTCTTTCTCTTTCAGCACCAAAACCAGTTAATCCTGCTTGTTGTTCTAACTGTGCTTGTTGCAAGGCTCTTTGTTGTTCTTGTTCAGCTCCAAAGACACCTAATTGTTGTTGTCTAGCTAAATCAGCTTGAGCTGCTTGTTGTGCTTGTTGGAAACCAGACTGTCTTAAACTTGCTGCTGTTCTTGCTGCTTGTTCAGCAAAAGGTCTAGTTGCTTCTGATTCAATTAATGCAGAACGAGAGCCACCAAATGCACCCGCACCAATTGCTCTAGATTGTGCTTGACCTCTAGCAATATCAGATTGTCTCTGAATATCTTGTAAAGCCAAATCAATGACTTGTTGTTGGTATGGTGATTGGTAAGCACCAATATCAGTATCCAATAAACCTCTAAATTGTGGAGCTTGAACTGTGCCTATTTGTGCAGCAGTTGGCCCTTGCAATTGTTGTATGGTTGCCCCGCCAAATGTTGGTATCGCTTGTATACTCGCTGCCTGTGGTGCAGCTACTTGACCGATTTGTGCAGTTCTGCCTGTTACCGGGCTAATAGTTGGCGTGGGCGCGGTTGCCAATGCTTGTAAACCAGCGCGTGGATCATACTGTTGAGAAGCACCAACCATACCCCGGGTTGCTTCAAATTGTCTTAATTGATCTGGATTAAATCCTGCAACTTGTGCGCCTGTGTATGGAATAAATGGTTGCTGTGAGACACCTTTACCAAGGTTGTAAGCCTCTTCGTACATTTGTTTTTGCCATGCTGGCAATTCTGCTTTTGTTGAAGTTGATCCTTTACTCATAATTCTTTGCTAATTAAATGTTCTGATTTAAAGCCTAAATGACTTATTTTTTTTAACCATCCTTTTCTGCCACCGCCATATAATCTTTTACAACCAGCAGCTTTTGCAAATGCCTCTAAGGATGGCAACATATCCTCTAACTCCTTGTAATCACCACCACAAAA